TCATAAGGACAAGATAGAGCGCATGAAAGAGATAGTAGCTAAAGACATTCCTCCCGGGCAGTTTCAGATGGACGGTTTGCTGGAGAAACAGTTGCCCGACCTGGCGGTTATCAACGAGGAGTTCATGGGTACCAGCGAGAAGGACATCCCGGGCATCTTGGGGCGTTTGCGTCAGGGCCAGGCGGTAACTGGTTTGCAGGGCTATTTTGACGGCAAGCGGCTGTCTTTTCGGCTATTGGGTCGTAAGATGATGAAGGCGGCACAGGCTAACTATCTTCCCGCTCAGGTAAGCCGGATAGTAGGGGAGCAGGTTACAGAGGATTCTCCGTTTTATCGTGCGGACCTGGTGGGTTATGACTGCGTGGCTGAAGAAGGTCTGTTGACTGATACCCAGCGCGAGATAGCTTATGCCGAGGCCAGGGAGCTGTATCTAACAACTGGTGGTCCCGGTAAGTCTCCTATTCCTGCAAGTGTCTTGATAAAACTCGCTCCTCTTAGTATGAAGAAGCAGACAATGGACCAGATTGCCCAGAACGAGCAGGCTCAGAAGCGGCAGCAGCAGGCTGATTTGGAGGATAGGCAGTTATTGCGGGGCATGCAGAAAGCTGCTATTGACAAAGACATGGCTGAGGCCGATGAGCGCCGGGCGGCGGCAAACGAGAACATGGCCGAGGCCGGGCTGGACCGGGCCAAGACTTTGGCGGAGATAAAGAAGATGGAGGCTGAGAGTGCTACAAAGCGGGTGGAGAGTGCTCTGAAGGTTATGCAGTTAGGCCGGGAGCTTGAGCAGCCGGCGGCTGCAGGAGGTAAGTAATGGGTAATATAAACATAGATATCGACGAATTGGCGCGAGCAGCACAGAGAACAGTATTGAAGAAAGTTTTAGCTATGCTTGAAGATGAGAAGCGGCAACCAATTGAGCGAAATAATGCTGCGACTATTTGCGATGAGCTGATACTTAAAGTTAAGGCGCTGATGGATGGGTAATATCGTTACAATGGGCGACGTTCGCAGCCCAATGGCTAAAGAGGGCCGGGCTCTGATCGACAAGGCTATTAATGTAGGATGTTCTAAGGGTTACAAGGACTTCTGGGTAGCTCTCAGGGCCAGGGTTGACCCCTTTGCGAGCGAGGAGATTGGCGGGCATGTTATTAGAAGCATGGCCCTTATTTTGACGCCGGGCAAGTACAGGCAGTTGCGCAAGGGAGCTAAGAAGTTCGAAGGCTGGATTGACAGTCTGTGTGTTCATGTGGTAAAAGGTGATATGGTCGAGGTTATTACTCGCCCCAAGGATTTGCCCACGGCGGGGATTCCGATGAGCGAGGTTACAAATGAGCGTATCAGCGAGACTGCCCAGAGGCTCAATAGTCCGTTGGCATACTAGGAGATAGTTTGGAATGAATCGATGCGTCAATGTCCATACACAGGTCAAACCGGCCGTAATTGTTTACACCGGCATTGGATGTGGCATAGTTGGTGGTGTTCCTGTACAGATTACCCGATATCGGATCGTGCCGCTGAGAATAGTGAGGGCACGAATAAACTATTTGAGGACTGTCCGCGTTTCGAGAAACTAACTAAGGAGGTGCGTGATGGCAATAAACTTAACTGAGCGAAGGGCGGCATTTATATATAATGCTGCCAGGCTTGCGGCCATAAGTTCTGGAGCACCAATTATTCCAGACCCTTGGTCGCAACGAGAGAAGCCTTTCAGAGACCAATTTCTTCAGGTCATTGAGCGACAATGCGGCGAGCAACGTTCCCGATCGCCCGAAGAACTACACGGCAGTTGGATGCAGGCGTATTATAAGATGGGCTGGGTCTATGGCGAAAAATACGACCGCGAGAAGAAAATACACCCGGACTTAGTGCCTTACTCGGAACTTGGGCAATTAGAACAGGACAAAGATTCGGTGTTTGTAGCGTTGTGTGAAATTGCTAGGCAATGGATTCAAAAGGAGGTGCGTGATGGGTAATGGTATGAAAATTGGTGTTCTTATAGTTCTGTTATCGGTCTGTGCTTTGCTTTGGGCTACTGAGGTTGAGCCAATAGAGAGTGTTGGTGTTCTTCCTACTGAGTTGGAGGAAGCGAAGGTTGAACTTGACGCTAAAGAAGTGGCAGAAAAGTCTTTTAGCTCACCAATCAAAATTACAAGTCCTCGTTTCCCGCCTGTAATAATTCCTACCGTTGCCGTCTGCGACCCTCATCGGGTCTTTGACAAATACGAAGCTCCTAAAGAGGCGTTCAAGGCTCTCGAACTCAGGGTTAGACAGGCCAGAACTGAGGTTCAAGCCAGGATTCAGGCGGTTATGGCCAAGCAAAAGGAACTCGATGCGGCTAAAAAGAAAAATAAGGAAAAACTCGAAGCTGATTTGATCGAGATGAAGGCCGCTCTGAAATCTTTTATAACCGTGTCCGATACCAGGGTTGCCGATCAGCGTCGCAAAATTGCTGCTGATGCTTATCTTGATATTTACAACGTAGTAGCTAAGATAGCCAGGCAGCGGGGGATTACTCTTGTTCTAACCAAGGATCAGCCCAAACTAAGCACGCCGAACACGACTGAGTTGCTGGCCCGCCTGTATTATCGCCGATCTGTGTTGTATGCTGACGACAGTTTGGATATCACCGATGCGGTGATTGAGGTGCTGAATGATGCCAGATGACCGAATGATAAAGAAATGGCCACCAGAACAACCGATTGCATATATTTTGCAACCGGCGGGTGGTGTATATGTAAATTGTAATGATCCTAAATGTTCGCATTTTTCTCCAGATGTTCCGGATGAATCAAAAATGGGACGATTTCTTAGCGAGGCAGAGTTGATTTTTAGGAGATCTCAATAGTAGCGTAAATCCAAAAAGAAACGGGCATAGGTGAGTAGCTCTCACTGAGTGCTGTAACCATGTCGTCCGTTACAGGGACGCGTTGGACCAAGTGTTCAATGCGTCTCTTCTTTTTGGCATATATAGTTGACAACCCGCGACACGGGCGAGGCGTAAACGTGGGATCGCCGCCCACGAACCGGTCAGTCGCCGTGACCTCAGTCGCAAAAACAAGGAGCCGACAAATGGCAGATGAATCTAAAAACACGGGCGTAGTTGAACAGGTTCCCGCCGCCGGGGAACCATCGGGCGTAACACCACCCGTCGCCGGGGTGGAAGACCAATCTCAAGTACCATCTGCCATTAAGGAGCCGGGAGATCAGCAGACACCCGCGGGCGAACCTCCCAAAGAGATTCCTTACGAGCGATTTGCTGAAAAGGTTGCTGAGGCCAACGCCAGTAAAGCTGAGGTTACGGAGCTGCAGCAGCAACTCGCCTTGGTTCAGGCGACTCAACAGGTATATCAGCAGCAACAGGTACAACCCGGGGCGTCTGCTGATCCGATGGCTCAGATTGTTGGTGAGATTGGCGAGTTTCCTACAGGTGAAGAAGTAAAAACAGCTCTCAGTAAAGTTATGGGCCATGTTGCTAACGTGGCTGCTGAGGCTGAGTTCGCCAGGCAGTGTCCTGATTATGAGACTTTGGTAGGCGAGCGCAACACAGCCGGGCAATATCAACCGGCGTTTCAGAAGGCAATAGAAAAAAACCCGAAAATCCTGGGACTTATTCTCAATGCACCTCCACAAATGCAGAAACAACTAGCTTACAACTTTGCGAAAGGCGTTGAATCTCCGGCTACTCCGGAACAGCAGGTTGCAACTCAAGGCATTCATCCTAATGCACAGGCGGTTATTAATAGCGCTGCGATTCCGCTATCGCCCTCTGCTATCGGAGCAGGCGGTACCGGGATTGGCAAACTGAACCGGATGGCAGATATGGATGACACTGCGTTTGCTGCAGAGGTGGATAAACACAGACAGGAACAAGGGTAGAAAGGACTTAGAAAATGGCTGAAATTGTAACGACTACGGCCCAACTGGATTCTGAGATAGAGTTTTACTACGACAGGGTTCTGTTGGAAAACGCAAGGGCAATGTTTTTGTTCGGGTTGTTCGGCGTTCGTAAGAACATTCCTAAGAGCAGCAGCATGACAATGAAGTTCCGGCGTGCCGGCACTTTATCGGCGGCTACTGTACCTATTACCGAAGGCCAGGAGCCTGATGCGGATCTGCTTTCCAAGACGGACATTCTGGTGACTCTCAGTCAGTATGGGGCCGTGGTACATATTACGGACCTGTGCGACCTGACTGTTATCAATTCTCCGTTTACGATAGCGGCCGAAGAGCAGTCGATTCAGATGTTCACCACGATCGATAACCTGACCAGAGACGTGCTCTTGGCCGGGGCATCGATAACAACGTGCTCGAACGGTGATGGCCCCGTAACACTTCTCAATGAGCAGGATATTGACAGTGTTGTTAATACTTTGGTGGGCAATAACGCCACGAAGATAACTTCACTGATCATGGCCGGTCGGGGTGAGGCAACTCAGCCCGTGGCTCCATCTTATTGGGCGATTGGTCACACGGACTTGCGCTTGACGCTGAAGAATGTCTCGGGATTCGTGCACACCAAGAACTACTCAAATCAAGGTACTGTTCATCAGGCTGAGTATGGTGCAACCGACGAGGTTCGATGGTTGCTGAGCACTGAGGCGGACGACCTAGGCACCGGGCAATCAGGAGCCCACTATGAGGTTCCTATCATTGCTAAGGGTGCTTATGCGACGATCAATCTTGGTGCTGGTAATGCGAAGAACATTCGCAAGCCGTTCGGACACAACGATGCTCTGGATTTGAGAGCTTCCTCTGGTTGGAAGTTGATTTACGGATCGAGAATCCTGAATGATCTGTTTATTCACGTTCTTCGCTGCACGGCTATCCCGGCATAATTGTGAAAAAAAAGAAAGGACAAGACAATGAGTCAAATATTAACAGGACTTTTTACTTCCGATACTGGCTCTGACGCAAATCTCAATATTGGGTTTGTGCCGGACAAGATTGAGTTCTGGGAAGTCGAAGGTACAAACGGGCGCTACATAGTTTGGTTTAAGCGCATGGAAGAGGACTTGGCTGGCGGTTCGCAGGAAGGTATTTATATTAGCGGGGACGCCGCAAACAGGGAATGCGCCCTGCTTGGTGACGGTGCGGGGATTTCCGCGTACGAGTCTGCGGCTGGCGGTGTTCGCATTCCAGATCCGGCAGGTGTTCGCAATACCTGGATTACTGCTAGTCCTGCCGTGTGGGTAGCTGATACCGCACCGGCGGCGTTCCGAACCGTATCTGTAATCGGTGACGTGGTATGGCCCACTGTTCGCAACGGCTACGTTTATGAAGCTACGGTGGATGGTGGTGGTGATCACAAGACTCACGCTACTGATGAACCTACTTGGCCGACCGTTCCAGGCGAAACCGTGGTTGACGACCTAGTTACATGGACGTGCAGGCATGAAAGCACCATAAACGCTGGATTCAGAGGCGTTATTGTAGCTTCAGAAGTATTCCAGAACGATAAATCTGTTGTGTTCGAGGCAACACAAGCCGACAGATCACTGAACTTTGGCGATCTGGCAAATGCGTAATGGTAAGAACATAAGGGGGCTCATACGAGCCCCCTGTAACACATTTTGAAAGGAGTATGAAATGGCTGAGAACGAACCAAAGCGAGGCCCTGGACGACCGCCAAAGGTGAAAACAGCGGAAGAGACGGTGGACCTTTCCAAGCTGAAGGCTGATCAACCTGTTACCATCCAAGTGGTTCAAAAGAAGGAAAAGAAAGAACCTTACAGATTGACTCCCGAAGCGATCGGCATACGGGACGATCCGGTGAGAACGGTTACTTTCTACAATCTTCAGGATCCTAAGATGGATTTTGCTTTCAATTACGGGCCTCTGCTCAATGGGGGCAAAAGATACCATCTGCGCCCTGGCCATTCTTACAGCCTTCCACAGTGCGTTATTAACCATTTGCGCAGTATTAGGATGCCGGTTCGCAAGACTGTTCCGAAGCCCGATGGTGAAAAAGGTGAGACGATCGTTGCGGTTGTTAGTCACATTCCTCTGTATCTTTTGTCAGAACAACCCGATCAATCGCAGCAAGAAGCATTGGCTAAAGCGCAGAAACCAGTGGCCGTAGCTAGTTAGGAGTTATTGTGGCAAGAATAATCAACAATGTATTATTGAAAGACCCGAGAAATTTTCAGAGATTGCTACAAGACATGTCGGATCATATTGACTCTGCTGAAGCGAGAATATCACAGCTAGAGTCTACAACCAAGAAAGTGAAAAAAAAGAGGATAAAACAATGAAAAAACTATTAAAAATTGCCGGTATCGTTTTTACGATACTGGCTGCGATTGGAGTATTTACTAACCTTGCCGTTGCGGAACCGCAGCGGCTCAGAACGCAGGATTTCAAGCCAGGTGCGTACAGGTTTCTATCCGAACCAATTTGGCGCGGCGATAACGTCTGGGATGGTAGTGCCGATACTGGTGCGGCGGATATGCGCTGGGATAAGTCCATCTCTACCCTGCATCTTGAGGATAGTACTATTCTGGGTTTTGGCAATACGGCCGCTGCGCCAGACATCAAGATGAGATGGGATGGTACTAACTTCGATATTCTCTCAAGTACCGCCGGGTATGATCTGACAATAGGCACGGCATCCGCAGCTATCAACTTAATTTGGCAGGGTGATACCGCAGGGTCCACCGTGACCTTCAACGAAGAGGATTTACGTGTTGAATTGGCTGGGAAGATGCTGATCCAGTTTGCCGAACAAAGCGCCCCAGCTGGAGACCCTGGTGGCATATTAGGTTGGTTGTATTGCAAAGATGATGGTTCTCACAGTGCTCTCTATTGGGAGGACGAAGCTGGAACTGTCACCAATCTTACTGCTGCAGCCGGCGGCAATACGCTTGACCAAGCCTATGATACAGGTGGAGGCGGCGCAGGTCGGGCCATTGATGTTGATTCAGAGGCTCTTACATTTACTGTAAGCGATGGCGATGACAATGTCGTTATGATCTTGACCCAGAATAATATCACTGACAATAACGATCTTCTGGAATTGGTCAATACTGGCACTGGCACTTCTCTTGATTTCCAGGGTACTGCCGGTAACGACGTTGAGGGAACTGGGGATACCTGGACGGTCACTGTCGCTGGTTTGGGCACGTTTAGCAGCATTGTTTCCGTAGGCACCATTGATGCTGGGGCGGGTATCATCTTAGACAGCGACGAAACTATCACCAACGTGGTTGATAGTGAGATTCGCTTCCTAGATAGCGCCAGTGCCGAGGACTTCATCATTGATCTTGATGCTGCAGCCAACGCAGTGGGCCTGAAATCAGGCACGGGTGTTGACGAGTTGCAAATGGGAACAGTTGACGATCTGACTGGTGTGGGTACTATTGCCTTTGATGCTGCTGCTTCGACCGTTACCTTGACCTCAACTGGTGATGCCCAGGATTTGACTATTGCTCTTGCTGGTGTCAGCAATTCCAGTCTATTTTTCACATCTACTGGAACTGCCGAAGATGCTATGGGTTTTGCAACATCTGCG